CTACACTAATAACATCTCCTAACATACAACCATTTAATTCTATGCCTTGCATTTCAGCAGCCCAACCACCCCAGTTGCCGTAATGGTCTAGGTTGATGCGTGCGCCATACACTTCAGCATTATAAGTTTCAACAATGTCATCAATGTCTTGCTCGGTTATTTCACGGCCGTCTACCGTTAACCCAATAGCGGCAATGTGTTGTGGTGTTGTGCGTAAACTACCTGGCATTGTTTGTTCTCATTGTGTTGTCCTGTTTTTATTAAAACTTTACTGATATGCTACTTTTAAACCTCAGTTTGCCTCCTCTTTTTTTGTTATTCCAACGCTTTAACTTTTTGATATTCCTATATTTAAGTTTTAGGATTGTTTAGGGTTCTTTGGTAAAGAATTAAGCTTTTTAGCTCTATAAACTGAACTTATTCTTTAATAAGTATTAGTGCTTTTCGTCAATGAAACTCAAGTACCATCCAAAAATAATTAAGCAAGCGCGCGACCATTATGTTTTTGGGGCGTATACGTTTGATGAAATTTCACAAATGCAAGATATGCCAAGTGCTAGAACATTAAGGCGTTGGGCAGACGAAGGTGCATGGAATGACTTGTGCCCGTCACTTAATGCTGAAACCGCGATTGCTAGGCGTATTGTTTTATTATCAGACAGAGAAAATAAAACAGAAAAAGATTATAAAGAACTCAGTTTTTTAACTAAGCAGCAGTGTGCGTTAAATCAGTCACGTTTACCCAGTGAAAGCATTACTAAAAAATATGGTCGTTCATCGGCTATCGCTAATGATAATGGTGAACAAAAGTTAAGTAAAAAAAACACGCGCAAGAAAAAGATTAAAAATGATGTGTCTAGTATTACTAAAGAAATGCTAGACCAGTTAAAAGATGACTTACTTTACCCTCACCAGTTATTTTGGTTTAACAACCAAAATCACCGCAGTCGTTTTATTTTAAAACCACGTCAAATTGGGGCGACTTTCTACTTTGCTTTTGAAGCGTTTTACGATGCTGTAGTAAATGGCCGTAATAAAATTTTTATTTCGGCATCACGCGACCAAGCTGAAATTTTCAAGGCAAATATAATCGCCTTATGCCGTGAATATTTTAATATTGAGTTAAGCGGCTCCCCGCTTGCTATTAATAACAATGGCAAAACTACCACGTTGTATTTTAAATCAACCAATGCCCGTACTGCGCAATCAGCCAGTGGTGATTTATATATTGATGAAGTGTTTTGGATACCTAAATTTAAAGAGTTGCGCAGTCTTGCGCAGGCCATGGCAACCCATAAAGATTTTAAAATTACTTATTTTAGTACGCCTAGTGTCACTAGCCATGAAGCGTTTGATTTATGGAATGGCCGTTGGTATAGAAAAACTAAGGCCTGTAATGATGCTGATTTTACGGTAGATACTAGCCACAAGCATTTAAAAAACGGTGTTCTTTGTGACGACGGGATATGGCGACAGCGTTTAAATGTGCATGACGTTGTTAACCAGGGCTTCGATAGAATTGATATTGAAATGCTTGAAAATGAATATTCTAAAGATGAGTTCGACAATTTATTCATGGGTAAGTTTATTGATGATGCTCATTCAGCCTTTAGTTTAAAACAAGTAATGGCGTGCATGGGTGATAGCAGCAAATGGAAAGATGTTGATTTTAATTGGCCACGACCTTATGCCATGAAACCTGTTGTTATTGGCTTTGACCCTGCACGAACTAGAGATAATGCAGCGGTAGTAGTGATGACATTACCCGCTAATGCCACCGAAAAATTCAGAATTTTAGAAACATTGAATTTAACCGGGAACGATTTTGAAACCATGGCAAATGAAATTGAAGAGCTAACCAAGAAATATAATGTGGTGCATATTGGGGTTGACACTACAGGCATTGGCCTTGGTGTATTTGAGTTAATTCAAAAGTTCTTCCCTATGGCTATGGCAATTCATTACAACCCGTTAATGAAAAACCGTTTGGTGCAAAAAGCAATAAATACAATTTATAACAAGCGCATTGAATTTGATGAAGAATCTATTGGTATAGCTAGTAGCTTTATTAATATTCGAAAAAAAGTAGTGGGCGATCAAATAAGTTACGCCACTAACCGAACTGCATCAACAGGCCATGCTGATATTGCTTGGGCAATTATGCACGGTTTAATTTATGAGCCGCTTTCAGGTGGTATTGACAGTACTCGCACATCAATAGGGATAGCCGCGTGAGACCTAATAAAAAGATAAATAAATTTAGTAAAAAAACAAGTAGCGACAATAAAAAATGCTCGTCAATTGATGCGTTTAGTTTTGGTGATCCGCAACCGTGTTTAGATAATCGTTTAACCGAATATATTGGTATTTATGCGGATATGAACGGGCTGTATTCTCCGCCCGTGTCATTAACGGGTTTAATTAAGTTACTGCGCGTAAATGCGCAACATGGACCCATTTTATATTTTAAACGTAATATGATTTTAAAGTGGTTTAACCCTAGCCCTGTATTAAGTAGAAGAACGTTTAAGTGTTTTGCTTTTGATTTCTTATGGTCTGCCAATGGCTATTTGCAAAAAATTAAAAATGCGTTTGGGCAAGTTATTAAGCTTAAACATTTACCCAGTGTAAGTATGAGGTACACCAATGAAACAGGTGTTTATGCTCAAATTCGTAATACGGGTGAAGTGACTAAGTTTAAAAAAGGGGAAGTTATTCACTTGAAAGAATATGACCCGTCGCAAGGTATTTACGGTATTCCGCAATATTACGGTGGTATTCAATCTGCTTTATTAAATGAAGATGCAACCATATTTAGGCGTAAGTATTATAAAAATGGCGCGCACATGGGTTTTATTTTTTCCATGGCGGACCCTAGTTTAAATGGTGATGATGAAGCAGCACTAAAAAAAGCAATAGCAGATTCTAAAGGTGCGGGCAACTTTCGTAGTTTATTTATTAATACAAAAAATCCGCAGATTAAAGATGCGGATAAAACTATAAAAATAACGCCAATCGGTGACATATCTACCAAAGACGAATTTGAGCGCATTAAAAAAATAACGTTAAACGATATGTTAAGTATGCACCGGGCACAAGAAGCATTAAGCGGTCAAACAAGTGGTGACAGCCCCGGCTTTGGTGATTTAGATAAAATAACACGGGCTTATTACAACAATGAGGTTGTGCCATTGCAGCAAGATATGGAAGAAATTAACGCTTATTTACCGAGTGATTTACATATAAGTTTTTCAATTCCTAATTATTCAGACTTACACCCTGAACTAGCTGCCGAAAATGAATAAGGATATAAGCGTAATGAGTTGGTTTGATTTGGTTGATATCGTTCAGTTTGTTAAACAATGGGGGCGTTTGATTATGTTGTCGTTTATTTCTGCCGCTGTGCAGATGTACTTAAGTGGTAAAAAATTCACTTTCTTTCATTATTTTATGGGCGTTTTAGTCGCTATTTTAGCGGCTTACATGACCGCCGCTTTTTGCGAGTGGCGAAACTTCGACGACAACTTAACAACCGGCGTTATTGCAGTAAGTGCTTATACTGCACCGCATATTTTAGACGGTTTAAATAAAACGGTTCAGTATATTTTTAAAAACCCTAAAGATTTTGTAGCGAATATATTAAAAGTTAAATAATAGCGAGCGTAAACATGGAACGAATTAAAAAAACGGGTAAATGGATATTTGAAGTTAAACAAATATTCGCACGTAAAACACAAGCGTTCGGCGATGAATTTACAGCGTCAGCAGTTATTACAATAACCGATGGAGAACCGCATATTGAGCTTTTAATCAATAAACACGACGACAAGCTTACTAAGCAAGATTTTATAGCGTTTAAAAATTTTTTAATTAACTTAGGTTTTAAAAATGCAAAGTTTTCTAGATTTAAAAATGGCATTAAAAAAGAGGCTGTAAAAGTAGCATGAGTGTAATAGTTAAAACACAGTCACCAGTAATCATTTAAACACAACGGAGAATATCATGGGCGCATTACAAAATATTAGACGCGGAAACTTAAATAAATTTGCAATTAAAACAGCTAAATCAGGAGCAAGCGGATTATCCTCGCTAAATACTGCATTACTTGAAGCTATGCGAGTAAGCTGCAAGTGTTACAAAAATACTGACGGTGACGTTGATGCTGAGCTACTAGCTAAGTTACAAAATGATTTAGACAGTATAGCCAGTGGATTACCTGCTGCTTTAGCTGTTTTAGATGACTTAGGTGCCTTAAGAGCAGACCCACTTACAGTTGATGCAGTCATCGCTAAGTATAGCGTAGATTTAGCATCTCTCAATACTGAATTAGAGCAAAGCTAACATGGCACTCACTGTCACTAGTTGGAATAGACGTGTTTTACTTACAGGTCTAATACCCACAGCATCATTAACAGGTTTTGTTGCTCTAGTATCGCTAGATAACATACCAGTTGAAGCTATTGACGCGGGTGTAGATTCTGCTATCAATGGTGGCGGTGATTTACGTTTTTCTACTGATGATGCAGGATTAAATCAACTACCCCTTGAAGTGGTTAGTTATGTAACAAATGCTACAGCATCAAGCAGGAGCTGTAAGTTATGGATTAGGTTCCAGACTTACGCTAGTGCTAATCGTGGTGTTTACATGTTCTATGGAAAAGCAGGAGAGGTACAGCCTTTAGTTACTGCACCTTTTGGTCGGAACGCTGTATGGGCTGATTATGAAGCAGTTATTCATGC